CTGTCGCGCATAATGTCGCGAAATAACTATGTTTCTGATAGCCTCTACATATGGGCAGACCACCGAAACCTACCGAACAGAAGCGTCTTATAGGCAACCCCGGCAAACGGCCGTTACCTGACGAAAAGACCGCAATAGCGCTACCGGGCGGCTACACGCCACCTATTCGCGAACTTGAAGAGGCGGGGCGCTCTCTTTGGGATGCAATCTTTGTCAAGGGTGAGCTTTGGATATCAAACAGAACTGACATTCATTTTTTGCAAATGGTTTGCGAACAGCATGACCGCAGGGAATTTCTGCGCGAGATGTTGGTTAGCGACCCGGAGAACTGGCGACTTCATCGCCAACTAACTGACCTTGAGAACATCCTGACCTCAAACATGGGCCGTCTAGGACTTACGCCGGCAGACCGCACCAAGTTGGGCTATGCCGAGGTCAAGCGACAGTCGAAACTAGAAGAATTGCAAGAGAAGTGGTCAAACCGTGACTAGCTGGCCTCCCCGATGGCTAACACCGGTACCCGAAGATGCGATAGCCTCTTCTCATGGAAACAGAGCTATTGACTTTATTGACACGTTCGCGACGATTACTAAAGATTCTGTTGGCGGTCGTGCTGGTGAGCCAATGCGTCTTAGGGATTGGCAGCGCGATCTTCTAAAAAACGCATTCGCTACTGACGGTGTTGGCTTTCGCCACAAGGTCAATCTCGTAGGCGTTCCCCGAAAGAACGGAAAAAGCGCCCTTGCATCACCTATCGCCCTATGGTCACTGCTGACCGGTCCGCGTGGTGGTGAGGTTTACTCATGTGCTGCTGACAAGGATCAGGCCCGCATTGTGTTCGGTGAAGCCAAGAAAATGCTTGAAGCCGAGCCAGAACTGGCTGAATTGGCCAAAATCTATCGAGATGCCATCGAAATACCCAGTAGCGGCTCCGTTTACCGCGTTTTGTCGGCAGAAGCCTTCACAAAAGAAGGTTTGTCGCCAACAATGGTGATTTTTGACGAGTTACACGCTCAACCGACCCGTGAACTGTTCGATGTTATGCAACTAGCGCAGGGTGCGCGTGGTTCTTTGGCCACAATGTTCTGTATTACGACCGCAGGGCAGAAATCCGACTCAACTGGACAAGATTCCATCGCTTACAGCCTCTATCAGTACGGCCAGAAGGTCGCAAGAGGCGAAATTGACGACCCAAGCTTCTTCATGGCATGGTGGGAGGCTGCTGCTGAGGCAGATCACCGCGATCCGGAGACTTGGAAGGGTGCAAACCCCGGATTTGGCGACCTAAACAGCGCCGACGACTTCGCAAGCACCGTTTTGCGCACTCCCGAGGCAGAATTTCGCACTAAACGCTGTAATCAGTGGGTTTCAAGCAATCTGACGTGGCTCCCGACTGGTGCATGGGACGGATTGACAGGTGAGCGTGAGATAACCGAAGATACTGAGCTAATCATCGGCTTTGACGGCTCATTTAGCGGTGACACCACTGTTTTGATTGGCTGCACCATCGAAAAGGATGAAACGCCGCCACATCTGTTTCTAATCAAGGCTTGGGAGAAGCAACCGACCGATGATAACGACTGGCGCGTCAATATCACCGAAGTAGAAGATACGATTATCGACTTTTGTCAAAAACACCCGCGAGTCCGTGAAATTGCATGTGACCCTTACCGCTGGCAACGCTCCATGGCCATCTTGGAGGAGATGGGCCTGCCTATCGTAGAATTTCCATCTACAAGCGCAGCTCGCATGGTAAAAGCCACCGCAACGTTCTTCGATGCGGTTATGGATAGCAAACTAACGCATTCTGGCGACCCATTACTCGCTAGACACCTTGATAACGCTGTTTTGAAGATTGACAGCATCGGTCCACGCATTGTCAAGGAAAACCGCAACTCTAACCGCCGTATTGACGCTGCCGTAGCTGCTCTTATTGCCTACGATCGCGCTACCGCAGGTAGAATGGAAGAAGTAGTGCCTCAAGTTTTTGTATAGGCGGTAAGTTTTGGGTATTTTAGATTGGTTCAGCCCGTATGGGTCTGAAAAGCGTTCAGTATCGTTTCAGACGATCTGGGGCTCTGGCGACGCCTTTGATGAAAGTTCTTTATCTGCAACGGTTGTGAACTCCGACACTGCTTTGCAGGTAAATGCCGTGTACTCGGCCGTATCTTTGATTTCAGACACTCTTTCGACCCTGCCGATTGACGCATACATTCGCAGAAACGGCGCTAGATACCCTCTTAGGCCACGACCAATGTGGGTTACTAAGCCAGACGTAGATACGACCAAAGAAGCCTTCTACGGGGCGCTTATCGTCTCTCTACTTATTGATGGCAATGCTTTTATTCGCAAGTATCGCAATCAGCGTGGGGAAATTATCAACATGGTGGTTCTAAGCCCTATCGACGTTGAAATTCGACGTAATGGGCTTGGACGAGTCATTTACATTGTCAGAGGCGAAGAGAAGGCTCTTACAAACGAAGAGATTATCTTTATCCCAGATGTAGTTCGTCCGGGACACTTACGCGGCATCTCTCGCGTTGAAGCTCTAAAGGAAAACTTCGGCCTAGCGCTTGCACTTGAGAAGTATGCTGCCAAGTTCTTTGGCTCAGGTACTCAAACTTCCGGCGTTATCGAAGTTCCGGGCAACTTGACTGGCGACCAAGCCAAGATGATGCAAGATGCCTTCGATAGCCGTCACAAGGGCTGGCACAAGGCTCACAAGACCGCAGTCATCTCTGGTGGAGCTGTTTACAAGCCAACCAACGTGCCAAATGACCAAGCTCAGTTCTTGGACAGTCGCAGAATGGCAGTCGAGGATGTTGCTCGCGCTTTCAACGTGCCTCCGCACCTATTGGGCCTACCGGGAACCAACACCTACAGCTCGGTTGAACAGAACAACATTGCTTTCGTAACTCACACCCTACGCCCAATCGCTCAGAAGATTGAAGGCGCTCTAACCGACCTACTTTCTCAGGAAACCGGCTACGAAGCCGCTTTTGTCAAGATTTCGTTGGATGGACTACTCCGTGCTGACATCACCGCAAGAACCGCTGCCTACAGCACTATGCTTCAGGCCGGCGTGTACACGATCAATGATGTGCGTACCTTCGAAGACCTGCGCCCGATTGACGACCCATCTGCTGATACCGTTCGCGTACCACTGGCGAATGTCAATGTGGATGCTGCGGACCTTAGCGGAATGCGAGAGCGAGTAGACATGGCTCAGCGCTTGATTCAGGTTGGATTCGACCCTGCCGATGTAATGGCTAAGCTAGAGCTACCTGCAATCACTCACACTGGTATCAACTCGGTACAGCTACAGCCTGATCAGCCAACCGATATCGGAGGTAACTAATGATTACCACGGGCCAAATATCGGCTACAACTACACGGCAAGTTCTGGACGGAACATCCGTCAATCCTTACCGGCTAATCCTTCACAATTCTGGAAGTAATGCCGTCTATCTTGGAAATGAAACCGTAACCGAAAACAACGGTTTCAATCTTCATGCAAATAGCACTTTGACCCTAGAACTACCGCCCTTAACGACGCTATACGCGATAACCGGTTCTGGAACGCATGAAGTTACTTGGATGAGGATAGATCTGTAATGCCTTACTTTATTTCGGACCAATCCTCAGAGTGCTCAGGATGGGCAGTAGTCAAAGATGATGGGGAAGTTATGGGCTGCCACAGCACTAAGAGTAGCGCAGTCGATCAAATGGTTGCCATCTCACTTTCGGAAGGCATCGAACCGGGAGGCGAGCGCTCATTTAGAGCTATGCCGGGAACGCTCCGCATTGGCGACTATGTATCTTGGAACTCTTCGGGAGGACGCGTTCGCGGTCAAATTGAAGAAATTGTGGAAGATGGACGCATCAATGTCCCAAATAGCTCAGTTACGGTAAATGGTACTCCTGCTGATCCAGCTGCCTTGATTCAGGTTTACGAGCGGGTGGGCGAGTACTGGCAGGACACCGATGTCTACGTGGCCCACAAGTTTTCAACTTTAACTCAAATATCACCATTGCCAGAAGCACCAGACGAACCTGACGACGAAGATTCCGACGAGATGGAAGAAAGTTCGATTGAATCTCGTCAAGTAAACCTAAACCCGCCAGCCTACATGAGAGCCGCAGCCCGTAGAGGTCTGCGCTATTACGAGGACGGTCAGGGTGGCGATGGACTGGTGGAAAGAACTATCCGTGAAGCTCGCGCTATGGCAGAGGGCAATGTCACGGCTGATAAGTGGGTTCGGATTCGGGCTTGGATTGCTCGTCACCTTGTTGATTTGGATTCGCCCTCCGCTAGACCTGATTCCGCTGATTATCCTAGTGCTGGCGTAGTAGCCCACTTACTATGGGGTTCGGGGCCTTCAAAGCGTGGTGCGCAACGCGCACTGGCCTATGCTGAAGGTGTAGTTGCTAGAATTGAAGCTGAGAACGAAGGCCGAGCGAAAGGCAAAGCATTGTCAAAGATTGAAACTCGCGTAACTGCTACCGAGTTTGAGATCCGTGAAGAGTCGGAGGGGATGCGATTCAGCGGTTACGCTGCCGTATTCAACTCTCCATCTGAGCCACTGCCATTTACCGAGGTAATCGAGCGCGGCGCTTTTCACAAGACTCTACGTAGCAAGAACGATGTCAAATTCCTATGGAACCACGACTCAGGTGAGATTCTAGGTAGCACCCGCGCTAAGACCCTATCTCTTATTGAGGACGAGCGTGGATTGCGTGTTGAGGGTTTGCTTCCAAACACCTCTCGCGGCCGTGACGTTGCAGAACTACTACGCCGTGGCGATGTGGACAGCATGAGCTTCGGTTTCAGTGTTCCATCTGGCGGCGATGATTGGAGCAAGGATGGCGCTCAGCGCACTCTAAAGTCAGTCAGACTGCACGAAGTTTCTCTAGTGGCTTTCCCTGCTTACCCGGGAACCGCTGGTCTACAGTCAATCCGTGGATTCGAGAAGGTAGCTCAAAGAGCAGATGTAGATGCCGACCAACTAGCAGACGCTTGGATTAAGGTTGAAGAAGGCCAGACTCTTACCGAAGATGAAGGTCGTCTACTAAAGCAGGTCGTAGACGCTTTGGTGCCACAGTCAGAAGAGGCAGAGGCTACAAATGCACCAGACCTAAGTATGCTAGAACTCAAGAAGAAGAAACTAGCTCTATTGACAGGAAAACTAAATGGCAACTAAGGAACAAATCGTCGCCGCAATCCTTGAGGTTGCCGGTAACCCAGAATCAGGCCCAGTCGCAGAATACGCTGACAAGTGGGCAGACGCAATCGTTGGCCTAGACATCGCGACCCTAGAGGTTGCATCTGAAAGGCCGGCCAAAGAAACCCGCATAACCAAGCCAGAAGAGACTCGCTAGTCCTCTGCCAAGATGGGTTCGCCCTCGGAGAATTACCCTTTCGCTCCGGGGGTTTTCCATTGCCCGGGGAAATGCGTTGTAAAATTTAGATAGCGGTTCTGAGTCAGCTCTACCGTGTTTCAGTCTGCGTCAGCGCAGCTGGTTTTATCAGAAACTAACAAGGAGACTAAATGTCTGAGTTCATCAAGACTCAGCAGGAGCTTCGCGCTAACCTGACCGAGCAGATCCGAGATGTAATCGAGGACGCTGAGAAGGCAAGCCGCGGACTAGACGCTGCTGAACTAGAAAAGATTGATCGTATTGAAGCCGACATCCGTCGCGCTGACGAGGCAATCGCAATCGCTACTCGCAACGAGCAGCGCAACGTAGAGGCTTCTGTCGCTGCTAAGGGCTTTGCTCTTCCAGCTCAGGAGGAGCGCTCTGCTTCTGCAATCCTTCGCGAAATTGCTGCAACTCGCGGCGCTCACACTTTCGAGAAGCGCACCCTAACCCCATCTGACAACACTGTTCCAAAGTCGTTCTACGACGAGGTATTCGATGTTGCTCGCTTGGTAGGCCCAATGCTAGATGTTGGTCAGCGTATCAACACCACTTCTGGCGAGGACCTAACCATCCCAACCCTAACCGCTTACAGCACCGCAACCCTAACTGCTGCTGCTGGCACCGTTGCGGCTTCTGACCCTACCTACAGCTCCATCACCCTTGGCGCTTACAAGTACGGTCTGCTAATCGGTGTTGCAAACGAGCTAATCGCAGATGCCGGATTCGACATCTCCGCACACTTGGCTGAGCAGGCTGGTAACGGCCTAGGTTACGCAGTAAACGCTGCTCTAACCACCGGAACCGGATCATCTCAGCCAAACGGTATCATCACCGCTGCTGGCACTGGTGTTACTGGTGGCACTGGCGTTACCGGTCAGTTCACCGCTGACAACCTGATTGACCTTCAGTACTCACTAGATGGTGCTGCTCGTCGTCTACCGGGTGTTGCTTACATGGCTAACGGATCTTCCATTGGCAAGATGCGCAAGCTCAAGGACGACAACGGAGCTTACCTCTACACCGTAAACGTAGGCCAGCCAGACTCGTTCGCAGGCTACAACGTTATCGAGAACCCAGCTATTGCCTCTACCGGCACTGGCGCAGCTTCGGTGCTATTCGGACACATGCCTTCTTACAAGGTTCGTGTTGCAGGTGGCATTCAGGTTGCAACCTCGACCGACTACGCATTCAACACTGACCTCACTACTTTCCGTGTGATGATGCGTGTTGATGGTGACCTAACTCACCAGAGCCACATCAAGTACTTCAAGGGTGCAGCAACTTAATCCTTGAAATAGGTGAAGCCCCCGGCGTTGTAGGTTGCGTCGGGGGTTTCTTCTATGTAGAGTAAAAGCATGACAACCTACGAACAACTAAGCGGCGCTGTCGCCCTAGCCTCCAACTCGCCCGGTATGCCTACTGGCTACGGAACCCAGAGCCTCTTACTCGCTCAGAGAATGATTCGACACGGACTAAAGTTCGCGTCGCTCTCTAACTACGGTCTTGAGGGCAGAAGTGACACGCTAGAAATTGCTGGGACCACTGTCCCGCACTATCCACGCGGCCTGACTCAATATTCAACAGATGTAATGCCGGTATGGACCAAAGACTTTGCATCCAAGCACCCCGACCTAAAGACCGTGCTATTCACGCTCTATGACGTGTGGGTTTACAACAACCTTGAGTATGACGACCAGATTGTGTCATGGGTACCACTAGATCACATTACTCTGCCACCGGGAGTAAACAAGTTCTTGACGCGAGAAAACGTCAAGCCAATTACCATGTCAATCCACGGGCAAGAGCAGCTTGATAATGTTGGAATCGAGAACACTTACATCCCTCACGCGATTGATACAACCGTATTTAAACCGACTGACAAGATGCCTAATGGCCAGAGTGTCCGTGAGTATATGGCAGTCCCAGAGGATGCTTTCCTAGTAGGCATGATTGCCGCTAACAAGGCCAATGGGCAGGTTCACAGAAAAGCATTTGCAGAAAATCTACTGGCGTTCGCTATTCACCTAAAGAAATACCCAAACAGCTATCTCTACATTCACTCGGAGCCAAGCCGAGTTTATGGAGGATTCGACCTAGGCATTCTTCTACGGATGGTCGGCATCCCACAAGATAACGTGCTTTTGCCTGACCCATTTGCATTGCGCAACGGATTTTCAGACGAAGAGATGGCCGCCTTCTACAGCGCTTTTGACGTGCTACTAAGCACTTCATATGGCGAAGGATTCGGTATCCCGACTGTAGAGGCTCAGGCGTGTGGTACAAGGGTTATTACAAGCAACTTTGCCGCATCTAAGGACTTAGCATCTGAGGATAGCTGGAAAGTCGATGGTCAGCCATTCTGGGATGAACCACAGTCATCATTCTTCCAGATTCCATCAGTAAACAAAATCACAGCAGCGCTAGAAGAGGCTTACAACACCGAACGTGGCACTAGCAAGATTGCTCGCGAGTTTGCTTTGCAGTATGACGTAGAGAAGGTGTGGGACGAGAAGTGGATGCCATTCCTCAAGGACCTTTACAAGTGATTCCGGTATTAGGGTTTGCTACGCTCAGTCGCTTTGACATGGCTCAGCGTTTGCTGGACTCTATTGACTATCCGGTCGAAAACTTGGTCATTGTGGATAACTCTGGCAAAAAACAGTTTCAGCCGCAGGTAAATGATTATGTAAAGAACCTTTGGCTAATTCAGGTGCCTCACGGACTCGGTGCTAACGGCGCTTGGAATTTGATTATCAAGTCCACGCCACACGCGCCTTACTGGGTGATTCCTAATGACGATGCTTACTTTGAACCGGGAGCGCTCGCTACCATCGCAGCTGAGGTAAATACCGAGGCATTCAATTTCCTAGACATAAACCCTAAATGGTCATGCGTAGTGCCGGGAGAAGGCGCTGTAATGAAAGCCGGCCTATGGGACGAAGCATTCCATCCGATCTACTTCGACGACGATGAATATGAATGGCGTATGGAGAAGCTTGGCGTGGAGTTCCACACAATAAATGCAAGGGTTCACCATGACAACTCGTCTACATTGGCCAGTGGTTACTACGAGCGCAATAATGTTACTTTCACTCGTAATCATTCGCTATTTAGAAACAAAACGGTTGCAGAAGATACAGGCATCCGAGGATGGTCACTCAAGATTAGAAGGGATAACCGATGGGACTAAATATTTACACGGGAGGAACATTCGACCTAATTCACTCAGGCCATGTGAATTTTCTTCGGGCTTGTGCAGAGATTGGAGATGTGACCGTTGCGCTGAATACCGATGAATTTATTGAGCAATATAAAGGCAAGCCGCCAATTATGAGTTACTACGAGCGCTTTGAGGTGCTTTCAGAATTTCGATGCGTCACTAACATCATTCCAAACTCCGGCGGAACTGATAGTAAGCCCTCTATTGAATTGGCTATGCCAGACATTGTTGCAATCGGTTCCGATTGGGCGCGTAAGGACTACTACAAGCAGATGGGGTTCGATCAGGATTGGCTAGACGAGCGGGGTATCTCGCTCATGTATATCCCATACACCCCCGGTATCAGCACTACAGAACTGAAGCGCCGTATTCAGGTAAACTAGATACATGGCGATTTCACAGGGCTACACCACACTCAGCGAAGTAAAAGCTATTTTACGTTTGACCGATAACGTAGATGACACTTTGCTAGAGACTTGCATTGAGTCAGCATCGCGTCAGATTGAAACTCACTGCGAGCGTGTATTTACCTTTGCTACCGCTACTCGCGTATACGCTCCTCGCGATTCTTACGCCACTGAGATTGACGACATGATTACTTTGACATCGCTAAAGACATCTTCGGCAGCCGATGGCATCTTTGATGTTACTTGGGATTCCAACGATTACCAACTAGAGCCTCTAAA